ACAAAGAAAAATGGCTATAGCTGAAGAAAATGAGATTCTTTCAGAAGAGGCTAAAAAAGCAGGATGGAAGTCTGGTGTTATGAACATCTAAACTGAAATATCGGAAAAATTGTGTAACGAAAGGAGATAGGAATGGCGAGACCGAAGAAAGAAGGTAAGAAGAACATCCGGAAGGATATCAGCATGGATCCGGAGCAGTACGAGAGATTAATTGATTACTGCCGGCAGCAGGACAGACCTATCTCCTGGGTGATCCGGCAGGCGCTGGACAATTATTTACCTGTGTAACGTTACACAACAAAACTGAAAGTTAGTGAAGGAGAGCGGAAATGTGTGATTTTTGCGAGAAGTATGCAAATGTAAGCGGCAAACATGGAACTATTAGGCTGGGAGCAGAAAATTATATGCTCTTTGCCAATAGTGAAAACGAGCCGATGGGAGCAATAAAAATAAAAATCTGCCCGCTGTGCGGCAGAGAATTGACGGCCGATTGGATAAATGGGATAGAGTTAGGCATAGCAAAAGCAGTATTAGTGATGGATATGCCGGAATCGTGTGTTGAATGTAATTTAAACTACATGATACCGCTTGGAAGTAGGTTAAGATGTCATGCGTTTGCGCTAGGAAAAGCAATTGATTCTAATACACGTGAAAAGCCGAAATGGTGTCCACTCAGGGAGCTGCCGGAACGTGAGACAGAGATGACCGATGAGGACGATCTCGGAAAGGATTATGTCAGAGGTACAATGGATGGTTGGAACGCGTGCCTGGAGGAGATAGATCCTTTAAAAAATACATAAATAATATTTATGTAAGAAAAATACAAAAAAGTTTCAAAAAATAAAAATTATTTTCAAAAATGCCTCCGTTGGCGGTTTTTCTTTACATATACAAGTGTAAGCATTAGTGCTTATAAAAAAATATGCAAAGGAGAAAAAGAATAATGAGAAATTATCTTTATGATGTGGAAATGTACGATCTGGATCCGAATTACGACGAGAGTAATGTAGACCTGGACAGCTACGAGCGAGAAGCGGATTACTATGAAGCTGAACGTGCTGAGGGAGTAACAGTGAAAAATTACGCTGATATTAATGATCCTGTTTGCGACCGGCTCCATAACTGGAATGACTGTTTCTGGTTTCGGAAGTATTTCGGAATGTAGTACATAACGTACTACGGAAGATCTGGGAGTGTCGTACATATCTGTGTGGCATTCCCGGGATCTTCCGGGAAGATGAAAGGAGTGATAGAAAAAGGAAAAATGTTAAAAGTGTAATAAGTATCATAATACACAATTCGAAATTCCAGCTGCAGAGGGGCCTGCAAACAATCACATAATAATAGCGGTACAACCACCGACCAAAGTAGACTGTACCGCTCAACTGCTTAAGACCATCATATCACACGGATGTTTCTTAGGCAACGAGAAAATGAGGTGCGCATATGACTAAAAATGATTTAATCAACGACGTAGCTTATGAATTACGTGACAGCATGACCAAGGAACAGATCGACCGGATGAAGATTACGCTTTACGTAAAATTGCAGGATTTTGAGCTGGCAGAGATCAAACAGCTGCCTATGACTATGGAGCATGACAATGAGTGGTTAATGCAAAGGTATTGTGTAGACAGCGTGGCAGCAGGACTCCATGCCGGAACTATCAGGAGTTATATTGGAATCATAAAGAAATTCTTTGACTTTGTGAATAAAAATTATAAATATGTGACAGCGCAGGATATCACAGATTATCTTGCTATTAGATCCTATCGTGATCACATCAGCCACAATTATAAATCCACAATATACCGGTACTTATGCACATTCTTTTCCTGGGCATTTAAAAAGAGGCATATCCAGGATAATATCATTGATGGCGTTGATCGTGTTAAGCAGGTGAAAAAGAAGAAGGTACGATTGACAGATGAGGAAGTTGAAACTATCCGCTATGCGCTGCAAACGCCAAAGGAGAAGGCGTTGTTTGAATTGATGATTTGTACCGGCATGCGTGTAGGTGAAATCTCTTACCTCAACGTGTCAGATATTGATCTGACAAATAAGCAGGTATCAATTTACGCAGAAAAAACGGACACATATCGCACAGGAATGCTCACTCCGGTAGCTGTGATGGCACTGAGAAATTACATTGGGGACAGACCGGGAACAGATCCGCTGTTTTTGGCAGATCGGGCACCGCATAACAGAATGAAAGAGTATGGAATTGAAAAGCTGGCTAAAGAAATGGCTGTCCGTGGCGGAGTAACCAGGATTACCGCAACCGTGCATGTGTACCGCAAGACCTTTGCAAGCGTATTATATCGCAAGACGGGTGATGTCCTGCTGGTGAGTAAATTACTTGGCCATGCTAAGCCGGACATGACAGTGCAGTATTATCTGATCGACGATATCGAAGAAATGCAGCACAAGTATAACAGAGTAGCATAGTAACAGCACCGGAAATTGCACCGGTGCAACAGAAAGGAGAAAGCATCGATGCAAAGAATTAACAGAGCAAGCTGGAGGATTATCGAAACTATATTATTAAGGTATCCCCAACGAAAGAAAGAATATGAGGAGTACATATCGGAAATTATGGCATCACCGGCGGGAGGCAGCAGCCGTTCGCTAGATCCCGGAGAGGAAAGGGACAAGGCGCAGTCTGTCACAGAAGCAAAAGCCTTGAAGATGACATCCGTATACCATGAACGGATCAAGAAAGAGATTGAGGCGGTGGAATTTGTATATAATTCTCTTCGACCAGAAGAACAGAAGGTAATAAGAATCAGGTACTGGAGTAAAGGTCTCAGAGCACCGATTCCCTACCTAAAAATCGGTGGTGCCTCGTACAGTGAGAGACAAATGAAGAGGATAGTTTTTAAGACTATAGAACAGATTGGAAGGTATATTGGGGAGTTAAAGTAAAAGATGGCATGATTTCGCATGTCAAATGTGATAATATAGTATCGTGATAAATTAGTGACAGGGCAATGCAGATAGCTGCGTTGCCTTTTTTCGTGGAGTTGCACCGGTGCAACTTTAGAGAGATGGTGAGCAGATGGCAAAAGGCAAATATAAATATTGGCTGACACCGGAAGGCTTACTAAAGCTGGAAGGATGGACAAGGGATGGACTAACAGAAGAGCAGATCGCTGGTAATATGGGAATCTCCAGGTCTACATTAAATGAATGGAAAAAATTGTATCCGGACATTTCGGACACCCTAAAAAGGGGAAAGGAAGTTGTGGACCTGCAAGTAGAAAATGCACTCTTGAAAAGGGCACTGGGATATCGGTATACAGAAGACAAATATGTAAGCGTTCCGATGGAGCAGGAAGAATATAGTCAAAAGCTATTTGAATATATGAATCGCTACAAACTGGAGCATCCGGAGGCAACAGATGATGAGCTGATGCTTGTAAGAGAGAAGTTTCCCAAAACAAAAGAAATGCTTGTGGAACGAAAAGTAAAAGAAGTAGAGCCGGATACCACAGCCCAGATATTCTGGTTGAAGAACCGAAAACCGGATAAATGGAGAGATAAACAGGATGTCCAGATCTCCGGAGAACTCAAGTCCGAACAGAGTAAACTGGATGACCTGATCAGACAGATGCGTGGTGATGGGTAATGAGCGCAAGTAAACTCCTGCTGTCAGAGAAATACAAAGCATTCCTGAAATGCGATGCTCCGGTGGAATTTCTGGAAGGAACCACGGCGGCAGGTAAAACGACGGTAGGAATCTTCAAGTTTATGCTTAAGGTAGCAGAAAGCCCCAAGAAGCTTCACATCATTGCTGCGGATGACACCGGAACTGCTGAGAAGAACATCATCAACAAAGACCTTGGTATACTGGATGATTTTGGCATTCTGGTGGAATATAACGGCAGTGGAACCAAAGACGATAAGATTCCACATCTGATTCTGCATACTGGCAGGGGAGATAAAGTCATTTATGTGCTGGGCTACGGTAATAAGAAAAAGTGGAAGAAGGCCCTGGGAGGACAATATGGCTGTCTGTACATAGATGAAGTAAATACCGCAGACATAGATTTTGTCAGAGAAGCATCCATGCGATGTGATTATCTGATGGCAACACTAAACCCAGACGATCCGGGACTGCCGGTGTACAAAGAATATATCAACTGTGCACGTCCTCTTCCGGAATGGAAGGATGAGACACCACAGGAAATCATAGAGGAACTGAAAGAAGAGCCAAAGGACGGATGGATCCATTGGTTCTTTTCTTTTAAAGACAATGCAGGCCTTCCACCGGATAAACTGCAGATGATCCTGCAAAACACACCGAAGGGAACAAAGATCTGGAAAAATAAGATCCAGGGTCTCCGCGGAAAAGCGACAGGGTTGGTATTCTCCAACTTTGTCAGAAAGAAACATGTTGTTACTGCTGCATGGGTGAAGAAACAGATTGCAGATGGGAAGATCCGTTTCAGGAAGTTTACGGCCGGACTGGATACATCATATTCCTCAAAATCTCCGGATACCATTGCAATGATCTTCCAAGGCATTACGGATGACCGCAAGCTGATCACACTGGCTGAAATGGTGTATAGCAATGCTGATCTCAGTGTGCCGTTGGCACCATCTGACACAACGGTAAAGTTTATAGCTTTTCTGGATAGATGCAGATCGGAATGGGGATTTGCAAAAGAATCCTTTGTTGACTGCGCGGATGCGGCGACAATAACAGAACTTCGGAAGTATAAGCGCCTGCATGGGTGCCTTTACAATTTCATTGAGTCCTACAAAAAGGTAACAATACTGGATCGTATCAATTTACAGCTGGGATGGATCCAGCAGGACTGCTATCTGGTAGTTGAGGATTGCACAAACCATATCTCAGAATTGGAACGCTATTCATGGGACGAGGAAGAGGATGTCCCGGTACCGGAGGATAAGAACGACCATACGATCAATGCAAACCAGTACGGATGGATTCCATACCGGAATATGATCGGATTCGAGGAGGATAAACAGAGGTGAACCTGATGGAAAAGATAAATGAGAATATCAAAAGAGGCATACGGAGCTGGCTGAATGTTTCTCAGGCGAATCCGTATGTGTTCAATATCAATGAGATGATGGATTTCGAGGGGAATGCGATCCGAAACCGCATCTGGTATCGAGGTGACAGCAACGAACTGGAGCAGTTCTATGAGCAGAACGCAGAATATGCAGATAAATATAAATTCTGGTCCAGCAAGAGCACACCGGGGCTGGAAATGCGCAAGATCCACACAGGCCTTCCGGCGCTTACGGTGAGAACTCTGGCAGCAGTAGTCCTTCCGGATATGGGGGAATTTGAATTTTCCTCAGAGAACGAAAAACAGAAACAGATATGGAAAGACATTGCAAAGCCTGAGAATAATAACTTTGCCGACAAGGTAGAGGATGCAATCAAAGAGGCGCTGTATATCGGAGATGGGGCTTTTAAAGTGTCCATTGATACAGAGGTCAGTGAATATCCGATTTTAGAATGGTATGCTGGGGATCGTGTCGAAATCATCCGGAAAAAGGATAAGGTCAGGGAAGTGATATTTAAGACACCATACAGCGGAGGTGGCAAGACATATGTGCTCAATGAGATATATGGATATGGGTATGTAAATAACGAGCTTTATCTGGACAACAGAAAGGTACCGCTGACTACATTACAGATCACCAGCTCACTGGAAAATGTGACCTTTGATAAAAGCGTTATGCTGGCGGTGCCTATGATGTTCTACAAGTCGGCAAAATATGAAGGACGAGGTGGAAGCATCTTTGACGGAAAGGTGGACAGCTATGATGCGCTGGATGAAGTATGGAGCCAGTGGATGGATGCGCTGAGAGCAGGAAGAGCCAAAACATATATTCCGGACTGTCTGGTCCCGAGGAATCCGGAAACAGGAGCTGCGATAACACCGAATCCGTTCGATAACAGATATTTTGCAGCAGAAGGAGACCAGCGCGAAGGGCAGAAAAACGTAATCAGTACAGACCAGCCGAGCATTCCTCATGACAGCTACCAGGCTTCCTACTGTACGGCTCTGGACCTTTGCCTGCAGGGGATCATCAGTCCTTCTACACTGGGGATTGATGTAAAAAAACTGGATAATGCAGAAGCGCAGCGTGAAAAGGAAAAAACAACGCTGTACACAAGAAATATTATCGTGGAAACTCTTCAGACAGTATTGCCGCAGGTAGTATCCATGTGTATCAACGCATATCACCTGATGAAGAATGAGGCAGTGGAAAGTGTAGAGGTAAATCTCCCATTTGGAGAATATGCCAATCCTTCATTTGAATCGCAGGTGGAAACAGTCGGTAAGGCAAAGCAGAGCGGAATCATGAGCATTGAGCGCTGTGTGGAGGAACTATACGGTGACAGTCTGGACGATGATTGCAAACGAGAAGAAATCGCAAGGCTCAAGGCAGAGCAGGGGATTCAGAGCATTCCGGAGCCGGAGATCAGAACGGATGCAGGAGAATTCAGGATAAACGGATTTACTGGAGGTAGTGATGGAAGTAAAGGTAGCGAAAAAAACATACCGGATGAACCGGGAGGAGTACCAGGGGCTTCTGAAGGTGGCCAGTGAGCAGGTTCCGAAAGGAATCTATGCAGTGGAAAAAGGTAATTATGCGGAACTTCGCTGTGATCATTGTACCAGCGTCACGCAGATCAAGACATTGACCAGACAGTTCAGAAGCCAGGGATTCAAGGTATATGCAAACGGCAGGTGATTAGATGCCTAAGATAAATTCAGAATATGACATTGGAGCAGCATTCGAAGCTGTTGAGAATGAACTCATTGCTTCCATGATCCGGAACATGCGAAGACATAAGATTGAGGAAATCGATGAGGACAAGCAATGGTCCATGTGGCAGACAGAGCAGCTCCGGGCACTGGAAAAGTACAGAAAAGAGAATCAGGAGCGGTTCGGTGCGAAATTCAAGGATATCAATAATCGAATCGAAGCACTGATAAGTACTGCTAGGGATGAAGGAGATATGGATCAGGAGATAGCCATACTGGAGGCTATAAAAAAAGGCTTCCCGGCAAGAAGAGTAAGTCCGGGAGCATCGGCGGCATTCTTCCGGTTGAACCAGAGGAAGCTGGAGGCGCTGATCCGGGTGACCACATCAGACATGGAAAAGGCTGAGACCGCTGTTTTACGTATGGCTAATGACAAGTACCGCAAGGTTATCTTCAATGCACAGGTATATGCAAACAGCGGAGCCGGGACCTATGAGAAGGCGGTGGACATGGCTACAAAGGACTTTATTGCCGCCGGCCTCAACTGCGTGGAATATGCCAATGGATCCAGGCACACACTGGCAGACTATGCGGACATGGCAATACGGACAGCCAGTAAGCGTGCATACCTGCAGGGGGAAGGGCAGAAAAGGCAGGAATGGGGGATATCCACGGTGATCATGAATAAGCGTGGAAATCCCTGCCCCAAGTGTTTACCGTTTGTTGGTAAGATACTGATCGATGATGTATGGAGCGGTGGAAGCGCAAAGGACGGACCATATCCCCTGATGAGCTCGGCAATAGCAGCGGGGCTTTATCATCCACGGTGTAAGGATAGCCATACGACCTATTTTCCGGAACTGGAGGATCTGGACAATGAATACAGTAAAAAAGACATAGAGGATATTGATGAACAGAACAGAAAGGAAGCCCGACAGCAATATGCAGAGAGACAAGAGAAGAAATTCCACAGATTAGCGTTATTTTCGTTGGATCCAGAGAATAAAAGCAAGTATCGTGCTAAGGAAAAAGAATGGAGTCAGGAAACCGAAGTCCGGTATAAAGTTCCTGATGAGGTGAAAGCGCCGAGATCGGATACTCCGCAGATCATGATCGATTTAGTGGATCAGTACACGAAAGATGAGTGCATCAAGATAGATGAACTGTCAGAACATGCATTTTCATACGATCCAGATACGGATATGATAATTATTAATCAGAAACATCCCTTATATGATGAGGAAAATTATAAGGCTGTACTGGTCCATGAAATAGCCCATAGAATCGACCATAATGAATATGGTAGTCCTATGTATGCTGAATTTGTAGAGTCAATAAAGAATACAGAAAAAGGAGTATTGCAAGAAAAGGAGAAGTATCAGCAGAGACTTGCTGTGAGTGGCGATTTAGAGTACAATTACTTCATCAGTGATATAATGTCATGCATGACAGATAACGTGATTGCCGGAGCATATGGACATGAATCACAGTACATAGGTAAACCCGGATATGCGGAGTCGGAGATATTTGCGGACGTATATGCTGCATTGTATCAGTCGGATGATATAACTGTAAAATTCATAAAAAGCGAATTGCCAGAGCTATATGAAGCATTTATGAAAGTGCTAAAGAGGTAATTATGTTCAAAAAAGAATTTGTTGAAAAAATGAAAAACGATGAGGAACTGCAGGAGTTGCGCAGGAAAGTATTATCTTTCTCCGAAAAAATGGGAGATGCCGCATACATCATCGGAAAAGATAAAAGCTATGAGGATTATAAAGAACGTTTACGAAGAATGGTAAAAGAACATGAAGCCACCGGTCAGTAGATTGGTGGTATTTTTATCTCGAAAAAAGAAAATTGCACCGGTGCAACAAATAATCTGGAATCAACACGCTTCATGGCGTGTTTTTTTATGCCCAAACACGAGCAAGGCAATAAACTGCAGCGTGACCGGAGACACCGAAGACAATGGATCGCAGTAAGGGTGACACCCTCAAAATGGAAAGGAGCACGTTATGTTTTACAAGACAGTAAGAAGATTCTTAGACCCCGATGGAAGCCAGGGCGGAGCACCGGCAGGAGAACAGACTGATCAGCAGTCACAGCAGAATGCAGCACCGCAGATTGACTATGGAAAAATCCAGCAGATGTTGGATGGAACGCTTGCGGCAAAAGAGGATACGGCATTGAAAGCCTATTTCAAGCAGCAGGGGCTTTCCCAACAGGAGGTGGAACAGGCTATAGCAACCTTCAAGGAACAGAAGGCGGCAAATCAGCCGAATGTGGAAGCATTGCAACAGCAGGCTGCAACCGCTGTGGCCGAGGCAAGACAGGCACAGATCCAACAGGCAGCGACGATGGCAGCAGTCGGACTGGGAATCAGCGTAACATCCATCCCGTATCTGTTGAAGATGGCAGATTTCAGCCAGGCAGTAGGACAGGATGGAAAGATCAGCAATGAGAAACTTACGGAAGCCCTGAATAAGGTGCTGGAGGACATTCCTGCATTAAAACCGCAGGAGACAGATACTACTGGTTTCCTTCATGTAGGGACAGGCGGAGATCCTTCGCAGCATACACAGCAGGCAACCGTACAACAGACACAGACACCGACCAAAAGATGGAATCGGTGGAACTAAGGAAAGGAAGGTATAAGATATGCCTAATTTAAACTATGCACAGCAGTGGAGTCCTGAACTCCTGCAGATTCTGATGCAGGGAGCGTTAACCTCTCCCTTCATTACATCTAATGTAAGATGGTTGGATGCGAAGACATTCCACTTTACACAGATGAGCACCACTGGTTATAAGAATCACAAGAGAACTGGTGGTTGGAACATGGGATCCTTTGATCAGACAGATGTTCCGTTTACAGTAACCCATGACAGAGACGTTCAGTTCCTGGTAGACAAGGCAGATGTGGATGAGACCAACGCAACTGCATCCATGCAGAATATCTCCAGAACCTTCGAACAGACTCAGGTAGTGCCTGAGACAGATGCCCTGTTCTTCTCCCGTGTGGCACAGGTGGCACAGAAGACGGAGGGATATCACAGCCAGACCGCTATTTCTGCTTATACCAAGGCAAAGGTATTCGGAATGCTGAAGGACATCCTTGCGAAAGGAAAGTTGAGACGGTACAAGGCAAATGGTAGCCTGCTCACGTATGTGGCCAGTCCTATTATGGATGCACTGGAGCAGTCCACTGAGTTTACCCGTAAAATTGAACTTACACAGATCGCTGAGGGTGGTATCGGCATCGAGACCAGAGTAACGGAAATCGATGGTGTACCCATCATGGAAGTTATCGACGATGAGCGTTTCTATGATGCTTTCGACTGGGAGCCTACTGAGGGCGGATTTGCTCCGCTGAAAAAGGTGGCCGAGGACACCAGTAACCACGTTGCTGCTGTAACCGGAGCTCATAAGATCAATGTACTGGTGGCATGCGGACAGACATGTAAGACGGTTCCTAAGATTGCTTCTATCTATTATTTCAATCCCGGAACACATACAGAAGGAGACGGATACCTGTACCAGAATAGATCTCTGTCTGATACCTTTGTGTTCCCCAATGGACGTGACGGCAAGGTGGATAGCGTCTATGTAGATGTGGATACCATGGAGTACACCGGGGAGTAAGGAGGGCATATGTCCTATAAACCTTATGTAAGAAAAGAAGAGTACACAGAGATCTATAATGGCAGCGTGATTCCTGACGGAGAGCTTGAAAGAGCACTTCGTCAGGCCTGCCGGCATATTGACAGTCTGACATTTAACCGGATTGTGGCAGCAGGATTCGATCATCTGACAGCTTTTCAGCAGGAGACCATCAAAGAGGTTGTCTGCATGCAGGCAGATTTCGAATATGAAAATGCAGATGAAATCAATACGATTTTATCCAGCTATAGCATTAATGGAGTATCCGCACAGTTCGGAAGTTTCTGGAATGTTTTCATGGAAAAAGGTATTGCCATGAAGCGGGATGTGTATTCGTTACTGACTCAGACAGGCCTGTGTTGCAGAATTGCGAGGTGATCCTATGAAATATCCATGTTTGGTGCCTAAAAGATTATGTAAGACAGATATCTCTGTTGCGATAGATCAAGAAGGACTGAACGAATACGGGGAGCCATTGAAGCCAGTGGAGTATTACGGACAATGTAACTATCAGGACAAGGCAAAAACTGTGCTGACCACGGAGAAGAAACTGATAGAGATCACCGGAACAGCATTGTTTCCCGGAGATATTTGTCCTGATCTTCCGGTCATATCCGGAGGCAGTGCTGTGATATTTGGGGGTAAGCGCAGGATTCTTGAGGGTCGTAAGGCGAGAAACCCGGATGGAACAGTCAACTATACGGAGGTGATGCTGATATGATCAGTGTAAATTCCACAGTAAAGCTGAATTTTCCGAAGATCCAACAGCTGACGAAAGCACAGGTGATGGCTTTAGAGCAGACTGCGGAGGCATTACATACCAATGTAGTGCAGGCCCAGGTATTTCCGAGGGATACCGGTAATCTGCAAAATGAGAGTACTTTTGTGGATTACTCTGAGAGCAGTCAGGGAAAAGTCAGTATCATTTCCAGTACGCCATACGCAAGACGCCTTTATTTTCACCCGGAATATCATTTCCAGAAGACGGAGAATCCGAATGCAAGAGGTGAATGGTATGAGGACTGGATTTCTGGGAAGAAATCAGAGTACTGCCAAAAGGCATACAAACAAATATACAGGAGGATTGCCGGATTATGATGTTATCGGATGTACGAGATTATGTGGAATCCCTTGAACTGGCAGATCAGGTATATATGGGTAGCCTGCCGGACAAGCAGGAAAAGTCCATTGGAGTTTATAATAGCAAGCATCAGCAGGAGTATAAGACAGCACTGGGAGGACCCCAGCTTGCGTCTTACGGGACAAAATATGTCAGCCTGTTGATTCACTGGAATAATTCGCCCCGCTTGTCGGAAAAGGCAGCCATGACTGTATTTGAGGCAGTGGAGACTGCAAGAAATGTAACGGTCAACGATAAGTTGATAAAATTTATACAGCCTCTCTATGAACCCCAGGATGTCGGAAAGGATGATGCCGGTATCTGCGAATGGGTCATAGAGATGGCTGTTATTTATGAGAAAGGAAAAGGTGAAAAAGAATGAGTACACCTATTACAGGAGTATACCCCTGTTATGAAAACCAGTTCCAGATCGATGCTGCGGAAAGCGGAGCTGAAAAAAATATGGTTAATATTGCGGACTGTGAGACATTCAGCGTATCCTTCGACAATGGAGTAGAGGAATGGCATCCTTTTACGGAAGCAGGATGGGTAAGACGTCTGCTTACCAGTAAAGGTGTCACGATTTCCGTGACTGCAAAAAGGAACGTTGGAGATGCCGGTAACGATGCTGTAGCGTCTCTTGCATGGGTAAACGGCCGCTCCGCAGAGAAAAATGTCCAGTGGACGTTCCCGGATGGAACGGTGGTTAAATTTAACGGGGCAGTTATCAACGTGAAAAATATCGGCGCTGGAGACTCTACAGCCGTGGCTCCTCTGGAGTTTGATATTATGAGCAACGGCAAACCGGAGATTTCTACAGCAGCATAAAAACAGGAGGCTATTATGGCAAAGAAAATCGTAGATATTACAGAAAAACTGAATTTTGATGAGAATCCGGTATTGAAGGTGAAGGATGTCACCATAGAAGTCAATTCCGATGCAGCCACTGTACTGAAGATCATGGGTCTTTTTTCAAAGGGTACATCAGCTAAAGAAGTGTTGGCGGTATATGAACTGATTTTCAATGAGAAGGATCGGAAAAAGATCGATAAACTGAATCTCCAGTTTAAGGATTTACAGACGATCATCATGGCAGCAGTAGACCTGATCACGGGAGATGAAGAGCCGGGAGAGCAGTGACCCGTACTATGATCTGATCGGAGATTACAGTCTGATCGTATCATCCTTCCAGGCGCAGTACGGGATCCGGCTGTCGAAAGAAATTGATACCATGAAGTGGGATGAGTTTAAGGACCTTCTTATCGGAATCGGACCGGAGACACCTCTGGGACGGATCGTAGCAATCCGGGCCGAGGAGGATAAGGATATCTTAGACCATTTTACTCCGGAACAGCACAGAATCAGGAATGAATGGCGTGCAAACAGAGCAAAAAAGGTAACGCCTGATAATATGGCGGCAGTCCTTGATCAACTGAAGAATGCGTTCATTTCTCTGGCAGGGGGCGATATACATTGAAAAAGTAGATAAGAAAAAAGTAGTGTGTCCTTACTGTGGGCATCCGGTGAATGCAATGCAGACGGAAGATGCACATTGCAGGGGAATCTATTTCCGCTGTAAAAATAAGGACTGTAAAAAGATTTTTGAGTTGAAGTTATAAGACGCTGTGCCGATGTGCCTGTCTTAGAAGGCAGGCTGGTTATGAGTGAAGCTACAAGCGTTGGACAGATCGGATTAGATCTGGTCGTAAATAAAAAAGATTTTAATAAGCAGATGAGCGGCATCCAGAACCTTGCTACGAAAGTAGGTAAGAAACTGGCTGCCGCTTTTGCTGTAAAAAAGCTCGTAGATTTCAGCGAGAAATGCATCGAACTGGGATCAGATCTGAGTGAAGTGCAAAATGTTGTGGATGTAACATTCCCGGCAATGTCGAAGCAGGTAGATAAATTTGCGCAGAATGCCGCAACTGCATTTGGACTGTCCGAGACGATGGCCAAGAGGTACACAGGTACCTTCGGTGCTATGGCCAAGGCTTTCGGGTTCAGCGAGAAGCAGGCATACGATATGTCTACCACCCTGACAGGGCTGGCGGGAGATGTGGCATCCTTTTATAACATATCTCAGGACGAAGCATATACAAAGCTGAAATCGGTATTCACTGGAGAAACAGAGAGTCTGAAAGATCTTGGTGTCGTCATGACACAGACGGCACTGGATGCCTATGCTATGGCCAACGGCTACGGGAAGACTACTGCGGCTATGTCGGAGGCAGAAAAGGTAGCCCTACGGTATTCCTTTGTGCAGAGCAAACTGGCGACGGCATCTGGGGATTTTATGCGGACTTCTGATGGCTGGGCTAATCAGGTCAGAATCCTGAAGCTGCAGACTGAGTCTTTTATGGCGGCAATCGGTCAGGGATTGATCAACGTCCTGACACCGGCAATCAAGGTGATCAATACCCTGATGGGAAAACTGGTACAGCTGGCGAATGTATTTAAAGCATTTACGGATAAATTTGCCGGGAAGAAGGGTAATGCTGTAGCCACAGGCATGGCGGCTGCGGAGGATGCGTCTGCCGGAATCAGTGATAATATTAATGCCGCAGGAAAAGCAGCTAAAAAGTTAGGCGGATTACTTCCGTCGGATGAACTGGATTTACTCTCCCAAAAGACAGATTCCTCTTCGGCATCCGGAGGATCTGCAGGAATAGATATCGCTGGTTTGCAGACTTCCACGCAGGAGGCTGAGGCCAGTGCGGATAAAATTTCGAAAAAACTTTCTGACGCATTCAAGATTCCCGGTGTCAAAAATTTTGCAGATCAGTTCAACAATGGTCTGAAAAAGATTGATTTCGGAAATCTGAAGGATAATTTTTCAAGAATCATGGCTCAGATGGATCCATTGGCCAAAACTACAGTCAGAAACATTGAGACAATCATGGATCCGCTGGGAGGATATCTCGGAAACAGAATCGGAAATAAGATTGCTGTTACAGCCAAAGCGGTAGACCTGGGGCTGGATGGAATTGCAAGCTATCTGGAGCGCAACAGGAAAAAGATAGAATCCTGGAGCAGTGATGTAAGCAAGTCTATTGCGAACGGATTTACTAATCTTACGGATATCAATGAGCAGATATACAATAATCTGCTCGGGGCACTGGATAAAGCAGGACCTGATATTGTAAACGGAATCAATGATATTCTGACAGGCTGTACTGGATTTGGAATGTCACTGGGAACAATCTTCGCGGAAGGGTTTGAAATTTCCACAGAACACACATCCCAGTGGATGAAAGACAATCAGGAACTGATAGAAGGTACGCTCACTGATCTGTTTGATTTCGGTGGAGAATGTGCATCACTGGCAGGACAGATTGTAGGAAATCTTGGTAGTTCGCTTACAGATTGGTGGGAATCTCAGGGGAGTAGTACCTTTGGGAATATTGTAGATGCCTGGAATGATATCAAGAAGACGGTTTTAGAACTGTGGAATGATATTGCAATGCCAGTACTGAACCATGCTAGGGAAGCGATACAGGAGCTATGGGAAGAAAATCTCAGACCACTATGGGACAACGTTCTTGATCTGATCAGCTCAGTAGGCGATTTCCTTGCAGCCGCGTGGAGTACCGTAATCAAACCAATTATCGGGTATCTGGCACCGACAATCAAGCAGGTGGCAGACATTGTGATAAACATCATGAGTACAGTATTCGCAACCGTGTCAGACATTATATCCGGAGCCATGAAAATACTGGGAGGACTGTTGGACTTCCTCACCGGAGTGTTTACAGGCAACTGGAAAAAGGCATGGGAAGGCTTACAGAAAATTACGGATGGAATCTGGCAAGCAATATGGGGATCTATCAAGGGAGTATGTAATCTGATCATTGATGGTGTGAATGCAATGATATCATTGATATATTCTACACTACGCAATGTGGTAAATGGAATCGGAAGCGTCGCAAAGAAGGCAGGAGATCTGGTTGGAAAAGACTGGGGCTTCGAAATGCCGAGTGATCCACCGCAGATACCTAAATTGTGGAATGGTGGATATGTCAAGGCTAATACGCCACAGCTTGCTATGATCGGTGATAATAGGCATCAGGGAGAAATTGTATCACCGGAAGATAAGTTACAGAAAATGGCACTAAGCGCAGCACAGGCGGCAGCGGGATCGGGAGGATCCATATCTGCGGAAAAGCTGGATAAGATCATTACATTGCTGGAGACTATCATCAGAATATTGGCGTCAGGCAATACGATAGAAATCAATGGTGTAAAATTTGCGGAACTACTGAAAAAGATAAACAGGGAGTACTTTAAGGCAACTGGAAATTACCTGTTGCTGGATGTATAAGGAGACAGCAGGATGGCATTTCAGGCATGGTTATTAAAAGTGGGAGATACTGATATTTCAAAGTATGTAGATATTGAGACCTATAAGGTGAGTCCGGATCAGCGTGCAGATCTGGACTCTGACAGAAATGGTTTGAATATTTTATACCGGGAAGTTGCAGATCATTATACAACAAAAATTGAGTTCAATACGATTCCACTGGAAGCATGGGAAATGACAGAATTTCTACAAGCAATGGAAAAAGCGTACATAAAGGAGAAGGAAAGAAAGGTTATTGTAACTTATTTCGATGTAAATACCGGAGGATATAAATCGGGAGAAATGTATGTACCAAATTATACAGTAGAGACAAAAAGTTGGAATGGCATGGAATTATGGTATAAGCCATTACGTGTTGCGTTCCAGGAGTATTAAGAGGGAGAGGGAATGATAGATTATAAATATAAAGATTTTTATAATGACACATCTGTCTCCAAAAAAATGCAGATTGAATGTAGTGATGGAAGTGTGCTGAATGAGGAGGACTGGAAAGGTGAAAGCGCAGAACTCACAGAGAGACTATGCTCAGAGAGTGAAATAAGTTTTGGCAGATGTGAGGCGAGTACTTTCAAATTGAGGGTCAGGGAACGGGTAGTACCTCTTGCAGGTAAAAAGATATCAGTATCAGTAACATTGGAAGGAGCCGATGAGGCTCCTTTTATGATGGGAGTTTATAAAGTGGATTCTGATGTACCTACGGCAGATAGAAGATATCGGGATATTGTGGCCTATGATGCCATGTACGACCTCCTGAATGCAGAGGTAGCTGGGTGGTATAACAGCCTGACATTTCCAATGACGCTTAGACAGTTCAGAGATAGCTTTTGTGCTTATGTCGGTGTGGAACAAGAAGAAATCACACTGGTCAACGATGATATGGTGGTAGAAAAAACTATCGATCCGGGAGAGCTCCCGGGGAAAACGGTTATTGAATCCATCTGCGAGATTAACGGATGTTTTGGGCACATCGGTAGAAATGGAAAACTGCAGTATGTGGTGCTGGAACAGATGATCGAGGGTCTGTACCCCGCAGATGATCTGTATCCGGCAGATGACCTTTACCCTGCGGATCCGGTGGGGACATCAGAAGTATCCAAGAGCATGTATCTATCCTGTCAGTATGAGGACTTTATCTGCCAGCATATTGATAAGTTGCAGATCCGGCAGGAAGAGAACGACATCGGTGCTATCTCCGGTACCGGCAATAACTGTTACATCATAGAGGACAACTTTTTGGTGTATGGAAAGTCTGCGGCAGAACTGCAAACTATAGCCGATAATGTGCTGAGTGTAATCGGTGTCGTATGGTATCGCCCGGCACAGGTGGAAGCCCGCGGCAATCCCTGCCTGGAGGTAGGGGATGGCATCTTGTTGCACACGACCCGGGAGACCATCTATACCTACATCCTGCAGCGGACATTAAAAGGCATACAGGCACTTCGTGACAGCTATACGGCGGAGGGCGAGGAATACAGGACCGGACAGGTCAATGGCATTATGAAGTCCATCATCCAATTGAAGGGTAAGTCGAATGTCCTTACCCGGACAGTGGAAGAGACCCGGCTGGAAATGAAAGATATCGAAAATGACTTATCTACAGAGATAAAAGTGGTAGCAGGAGAGGTTGAATTAAAGGTATCGAAAGATAATCTTATTGCAGAAATAAATCTGACACCGGATAAGGCACTGATCAAGGCTGAGAGGATAGATCTGGTCGGGCTTGTAAATGCAGATGAGATGGTGATCAAGTATGCGACCATCGAAACCTTGAATACTACCAAACTGGAACTAAACAACCTGATTGCCACCAAGGCAACCATCGACTCTCTCAATGCCGTCAGTGGCCGCGTAGGATCACTGGAGGCGGATCATGTGACTACATCTGATCTGTCAGCCGTATCAGCCCGTCTGAGCAACGTAGAAGCCAACTATATCAGCGCCGGAACCGTAAAGGCTAATTACATGGAAGTAGCCAACTGGACGTCTTCCGGGGTAATCAAGGCGGACAAAATCAGTGCAGCCACGATTGTAAATAAGCTGTCCAGCGTGGATCTGGTCAGCGTGAGGGCTATCGGCATTTCTGGATATATGAATTATAAAGGCACGGTAGTTGCGTGGAGAACAAAAACCATTAGTGGGACTGTTATAACTTATTTGGGACCGGAGGATTAAGAATGAGCAATTTAGAAATCAGGGAATTTAGTCAGGCAATTACAAACTTTGTGGATAGTTCCGGGTTGCCGGAGGAGGTCAAGCGTATGGCTCTGCAGGAGGTGCTGACACGTCAGGAGCAGAAAGCCAGGGATGCATTACTGGCGGAAATTGCGGATCGGGATGCGGCCGAGGCGGCAACACAGGAAGAGGTGAAGCAGGATGCAGAGAGCGTATGACTGGGAAGAGAACTATTGGGAGAATAAGCCATCGACCAAGACACCAGTAAATAAAACCAACTTGGACAAGCTAAGTAATGCGACTCGCACTATTGATGAGCGTGTGATTACTCTGGACCTGACTAAGCTGTCAAAGATAGAAGCTAATGGGATGATCACGGGTATTACTCTTAATCAGGATACCGGAGATATTACGATTACGTATTATTCTGGTGCAAGTAGTGTTTTGCATACTCTGATGGCTCAGATTGCCATTAACTTCGGATACGATCCAGTTACTGAGCGGCTTATCATTTACTTAAAGGACGGAAGCGAACAGTACATAGATCTGTCTGCACTTATTACGCAGTTTGAATTTCTTGATTCGGACACCGTTTACTGGTCCATTGGAGATGATGGAAAAGTAAAGGCAGACATCAAGAACGGAAGCATTACTGCAGATAAACTGCAGCCGAACTATCTTGCAGACATCACAGTGCAAGCAGAAACAGCAACACAGCAGGCATCTGCGGCGGCAGCATCTGCGGCGCAGGCTAAGATAGATGCAGATCGTGCAGAGACTTACGCAAGCATCAGCGAGCCTAAATTTTATTTAGACGAAGCCACAATGAACCTTTATATGAAGGATGGCGTGGGTGTGGATTTTGTAGTTGATGATAATGTTTTGTATTGGAAAGTAGCATAAGGAGGAATGAACTATGGCAGCACCGGAGGGATACAAGACTCTCGGAAAAATCGGAATATCTTACAAAGGAGATTACGACTCCAATACCACATATGAGCGGCTGGATGCAGTGGCACATAACGGAAGCACATATCTTGCCATCAAAGATGCTCCGGATGGAGCACCGAGGGATGATAAGCTCAACTGGATCTATTTGGCCAAGGGATTTAGTGGAGACATCGGAGACTCAGAAATCGCGTTTACTGAGGCGGAGAACCGCGAGAACATTAATACGGGCGAGAGCGTAAAGACGGTCTTTGGCAAGATTAAAAAATTTTTTACTGATTTGACCGCCCCGGCATTTGCTCAGATGATCACATCCAAGGATGATCTGCTGGCTACTAAGGCTACCGGCTATGTGCCGGATGCCAAGGCGGTAGCGGATGCCGTTAGTGAGGTAAATGGCAATTTAAATGGTTTGAAATTTGCATCAATATTAACATCTGTTACTCTATTAGCGGCGAATAAACAGTCCTTTTTAGGCTCCTTGTCTGACTTTGGATTGCCAAACAATGCAAATGTATTTGGGGTGTTTGCAAATTGTGATTGGGCAGTTAATGTAAGATTTGCAAGTAATAGCAAGTTTTATGTATATCAAATTGCAAACGTAAGTCATGATGCAGTTTTTACATTGAACTTTATTGTGGCATATAAGTAACTTATTTGCTATTCTTCATATGAATTTAACCGTAAAATTTGAAAGCTCCACCAAATACGCCATCTGTGGAACCGTTATATGCTACGGTAATCGTACCTTGATTATTGTAATTAATACTCATAGTCGCTGATTTCGAAACAGTAAAAACACTAACCACATCAGCATATCTTGATGCTACGCAAACACAAGTGTCTAATGTAGATATACGGTTAAAGATAATAAGCCATACTTCATTATTTTTTACCAGTCCCAAAAGAGAACCATTAGAACTCTTGACATAACTGCTAGTATCTAATTTAGTGTTTAACTTGCCATTTAACGAAGTAGATCAGATGGCGGGCGCGGCCAGAACAGCGCCAGAAAGGAGCCCACATGGGTTATATTTTATACAAAGATAAAATTGAGGAGCCCGCACAGCAGGTCATAGTATCGGTAGAGAGTCCTCACGTAGTCCGGATCGCCGCAATGGGTGACGCGGAAGCCCCGGAGATAAACACCAGTGGATTTAAACTCTATTTGGATCCGGATTGTAAATACCCGTTGGATCAAGGAGAATATGAGGCATACACTACACTCTATCGGAAGGGAGATAACTGGCATGAGTTATCAGATGACGGATCCGTCTACACCGAGCCGGAAGTTGCACCGGTGCAACCGGAGTTGACAGAAGAGGAGAAAGCGGAACTGGCCAGACAGCGGCAGATCAGCCAGCTGACGGCACAGATTGCAGACCTTAAGGCCCGGATCGCTGCGAGCGACTATAAGGTGATTAAAACCTACGAGTATGCTCTTTTGGGTGAGCAGACCGGGTACGACATGGAGGCTGTCCATGCAGAGAGACAGGCTCTCCGGGATCAGATCAATACATTGGAGACACAACTGGCAGGTCTGACAGCGGCCACAGAGTAGGAGGCCGCCTATGAGAGTGAGAGACGGTCCTGACACAATTACATAGTAACCAAGAGCCAAGAGCCGATTGCTTCCCGACGGGAGGTGACCGGTTCTTATTTTAAGAAAGCGAGGTCTATATTATGGACAAAGTAAAAGCAACTGTGATTGCAGCATTATCTGTGTTAATGAGTTGGCTGGGGATCTTGGCAATCCCGGTATTACTGCTGGTGGGATGTAATATCATTGATTACATCACTGGACTGATGGCTGCCAAATTTAGGGAGGACGGAGGCATCAGCAGCTATAAGAGCATCCGAGGCATCTATAAAAAGATTGGCATGTGGATGTTGGTAATTGTCGGAGCATTTGCGGATGTGTTAATCCAGTACAGCGTGGAATGTGCCGGCATTGAAATTGCAGTGCCATTTGTAGTTGCAACGGTGGTAGCGGTATGGTTGGTGGTTAATGAGCTGATTAGCATTCTGGAAAACCTGAAGGATAGTGGGGTAAAGATCCCTCCGTTTTTAATGCCGCTTATGAAATATATCAATCGCAAAGTAGAAGATAAGGCAAAGTTGCCCGAGGAAACACAGGAGGTAACTGGAGAATGAAAACAGGAAATGGACTGGCAGAATATGCAAGAGTGCACCTTGGAACCCCGTATTTTTACGGGGCCAAGATCCATGAGGGGAATCTCAACGAAAAGAAAATGAGCACCATGCATGCTATGTATCCCGAGGTCGTGACTATCTGCTACATGGCAAAGGCACGGCGAAAGGGGCAGGTCGGCAAGGTCAATGTGGACTGCTCCGGCCTGATTGCCGGATACCGGCAGCTTAACATTGGCTCCTATCAGCTGTATCAGACCGCGTACACCAGGATGCCGATTGCAAAGATCAATGATTTTGCGGTGGGAACCGTCTTGTGGAAATCCGGGCACGTAGGTGTGTATATCGGAAAAGTAAACGGAGTACCTATGTGTATCGAAGCCAAGGGGATCAATTATGGCACAGTCATGACAAAGGTATCCGCGACAAAATGGGTGTATGGCTTGACTTTTAAGAATATGGATTACACCTACGATGTAAAGGTACCTGGAACCTGGAAGGGAGTAAATCCATATAAGGAGCCTACAGCAATTGTCACTAGCGTGGCGCAGGCGAAAAAGAAAGGTATCAAAAATTACATCTCACGAGGTGAAGGTGTCAAGTGGATCCAGTGGGAACTGATGGAGGCTGGTCTGCTGACGGAGGCTGATATCGACGGTATCTGTGGTCCTAAGACAGTGGCAGCGATCATTGCCTACCAGAAGTCCTGCAAGATCACAGCGGACGGACTGGCCGGACAGACCACAAGAAAGTATCTGGCTGCAGCTTAATCTATTGACGTGCCGCGAGGAACATGATAAATTAAACGAGTATTATATTATTCGTTTCATCGAAAGGGCAGAGAGTGTTGGGAAAACTCTCTGCCTGTTCTCGTTTAAATGGCAAGTTAATTGCTCCTGACTATCAATCTGCTGTAGCCATACAATCTAATTACACTTGTATGACTAATGGATATGTAATTGGAACAATACAGGGTGCAGTGAATGGCTGGGCATCTATCCGA